CCTGGCGGCTCGGGCGGCACCACTGGCTACCTCCTTGACCAGCGGCCCGCCGCCCGACCACCGCCACCACAGACAAACGGAGCCAACCATGAAATCAACCAGACAAATCATTACCAGCCTACTGGTATCTGCCATGTGCGTTATTGGCGGATATTCTCAAGCCGGCGCCCTCACCGACTACGCCGAAAACAAATCTGTAGACTCCATGCTGCGCGGCCAGGCGCTCGGCGCCCCGGCCACCATGTACATTGGGCTCGCGACCGACACCTGCACTGATTCCGGCTCCGGAACCGAGCCGTCCGGCAATGCATACGCCCGGGTAGCCGTCACCAGTTCGCTGACTAACTGGGCCGGCACGCAATCGGCCGGAAGCACTACCGCATCCAGCGGAACTGGCGGTACGACCAGCAACAACGCAGCCATCACATGGCCGGCCAGTACAGGGGCGTGGGGCACGCTACAGAGCGTGCGCTGGTACGACGCGGCAAGCGCCGGCAATACGTGGATCTGCATCGACCTCTCAGCCCCCCTGTCCGTCTCCGGCGCCGGCTTCACAGTCCAATTCACCGCCGGCCAATTGCAGTTCCAGATCGACAATTAACATGCTCGGCAACTGGATCAAGCAGACGACGACGAGCATCGGCGCTGGCGACATCGTTGTCGCCGGTGTAACGGGATTCCCCGGATTTCACGACCTTTTCGGCCTGCTTAAATATTTCAGCTACACGATCCTGGATGACGCCAGCGGATATCCCATCGAGACCGGCATCGGTCACATGTCGGACAGCAGTACGCTGGTGCGCGACCGGATCACGGCGACCTACATAGCCGGCGTTTATAACGCTACGACGCCAGTTGCCGCAGCGTTACCGGCCGGCACGAAGCGGGTCATCTGCTCCGGCGATGCATCCATGTTCGACATGACGATCCCGGCAATCGAGGATTGCGGTGGTGCCGACGGTCGCCGCGTTGCCGTCACCCCGTCCGGAACGCTGGGTACGCTCACCCTGACGGCAGACAGGTTGTATCAGTTCCCACTGTATTTCCCCGCCGGACTGACGTTTGACACGCTCTACGCCGACATTTCGACCGCCGCCGCCGGCGCGCACATCCAATTCGGCGTCGCGGCCTGTAAACCGGACGGTTCGGCCGGCGCATTGCTGCTGACCAGTGGTGAGCAGCCGGCATCGGCAGCCGCCATGCTGGCCGCAGATGTTGGCGTACAGCGCCTGGCCCCTGGCTATTACTGGGGCTTGATGATCTGCGATGCGAACGTCGGCGTCAGATCCTGCGCGATGGTGGTTGAGGCACATGCAGGCTATCAGACCTCAACCGCGCGATACAGAAACTCGCATGGATATGTCGAGCAGACCTACGGAGCACTGCCGAGCGCGATACCAGCAATGACCACCCGCATCTCAAACGCGACATCCGGGCAAACCCCTCTGCTGTGGGCTGGAGGCATATGATCGATTTAAAAAACAAGGGCGCCTTTGCCGGACTTTTCGCCGCCATCGCCGCGGCAGGGCACTCCTGCGTCATCCGCAACAGCCTGCCGATATCGTCGGACGATACCGCCGTCCAGGCCATCGTCGACGGATACACCCTGGACGATGCGCGCGCCGAGGTCACCGAGCGCATCGACGCCCTGGCCAAAGCCAAGCGCGACGCCGTTGTAGCCTCGATATCGCCGGCCGAAATGGCCTCGTGGTCAATCAAACGCGCCGAGGCTGGCGCCTACGACGGCACCGACGTCAGCGCGCCATTTCTCGCCGCAGAAGCGGCGGCCAGGGGCGTGACGACGGCCGCTTTGGTCGCCAAGGTCATACAAAAAGGCGCCATGCTGTCCGGGCTTGAGGCGGCTATATCCGGCACCTCCGGCCGTCATGGCGACGCTGTCAAGGGGCTCGACACATTCGAGGCCATCGCGGCCTACGATTACTCAACCGGCTGGACTGTCTGATGATCGGCGCCGAATCAATCGGGTTATCGCCAGTCGGCCTATGGGGCGATGTCGCCACCGCCGGTGGCGGATCAACCCTCAACGCCAGCGCCACCGGCCAAGCGCAATCAACCGGCTCGGCCACGCTCGCTGCCCAGGTCGCCCTATCCGCCGTCGGCGTATCCATCGCCGACGGCTCTGCCAACCCCGCCGTAACAATCCCGCTTTCCGCCGCCGGCCTCGCCGTGTCTGATGGCAGCGCTAACGGCACCGCCACTGTCACCATCAGCGCCGCCGCCCTCGCTTCCGCTGCCGGAATCGCCGGTCTGTCGGCCACTGTGCTGCTGGCCGGCGCCGGCGCCGCGCAAGCCGCCGGGAACGCCGACCTGGCCGCCCAGCTAACTGCACTGGCTACCGGGTCAGCGCAGGCGTCTGGCACCGCCAATCTGACCGGTGGCGCCCCGGGCGCCTTATCGGCATCCGGTGCGGCTGTCGCCAGCGGGGCGGCTGTGCTGTCGATCACGGTCGGCCTCGTCGCCACGGGAGGCGCTCACTCCGCCGGATCCGCCACGGCACAGGCCAGCGCGCCCGGCGCCATCAGTGCTGCCGGCAGCGCCAACGCCTCCGGCTGGGCATCACTGTCCAGCCTGGTCACCATCACCGCCGCCGGATTCGCCCAAGCCATGGGCTCCGGCGCCATCACCGTCGACGTCTCGCTATCCGCTACCGGGGCCGCTCAATCCGCTGGCTTGGCGTCGGCAACCATGGCCGGCCTGGTCCGAAACTACTGCCTATCTGCCGCCGCTGCGCGCCGCATCACCCGCATAACCCATAGCGCCGACCGGCTGACCACGATCCATCACGGAGTAACCCATGGCCGCTGAACCGTTTATCCCGGGCGAAGTCGCCACGCTGACGATGCGTGTTACCACGCTCGACGGCATCTCCGCCGACCCTGGCACCATCACCCTGAAAATAGAGTCACCCGCTTCCGGCGTCGCCGACTACATCTACGGCGTCGCCGCAGAAATCGTCCGTGACGGCGAAGGCCTGTACCGCGCCGAGATTCCGCTTAACGTCGCCGGCCGCTGGTACTACCGCTGGGATCTCGCATCACCCAACGCCGGCGCCGTCGAGGGAAGCATCGAAGTCAAGCGCTCCCGCTTCGTTCAGTCCTAGCCCGCCGCCATACATCCGACCGCCCTTTCCCGCGCGCGAACGGCACAGCACCATGCCGTCATCACCTTCCACCAGGCCGCGCCGACATGATCGTCAATGCCCCAAGCACCCCTGAATCAGAGACGCCTATCACCATCGGCGCCTTCTGGCCTGACATCGAACCCTTTGAAATCCGCGAAGCTCAGCGCCTCGACAACACCGTCACCCCGCCCCGCCTGCGCAGCGCCATCATCGAATCCGCCTCTACAACCATCGAAGCCCTGGCCGCCTGGAAGATCGCCCAGATCGCCATCGGCTACACCACGCTATCGGTCGTTCCCTCAGACGAAATAGACGGATCCACCATCATCGAGCACCGCTTCAAGCGCGCCGTCGGCTCCCTCGCCAAAGCCCTGCTCATGGAGCGCTACCGCGATTTCGACGCCTCCGCCAAAGGCGACAAGCGCGCCGAAGCCCTCACCGACCCCATCGACGACTGCCGGCGCGACCACCTCAACGCCATCGCCGACCTCGCTGCCGTTGGCCCCATTCTCGCCAATGGACAGGCAGTCACCCTGCCCGAAGAAACTACCGCCACCCCGGCCAATACCAACCTGATTCAACTCTGGGACTAGACCCGCCATGTCCGAACCGACCACCCCCCTCCTCGCCACTGGCGGCCTCACCCTGCTCGGCTTCGCCACCGGTCTGCACCCCATGCTCCTCGTCGCCGGCTTCGTCGGCTGCTGGTGGTACAACAGCTACCTCCCCGAAATCACCCTTGGCCAGCGCATCGCCAGCGGTATCATCGCCGCCCTCGTCGCCAGTTGGGTCACCCCGCCCGTCATCACCTGGCTGACCGGCCTCGCCTGGTGGCCTCCTACCGTACCGGCGCTCACCGTCGGTTTCCCCGGCGCGCTCGCCGTCGGATTTTTGACCCACAAGGTCCTCGGCCCCCAGCTCCTGCGCATCGCCCAGAAAAAAGCGGAGGACATAGCATGACCACCCCCCTGGCCAACATCATCCTCAACCTCGCCGCCATCGCCTGCGCCGCGCTCATCCTCTACCGCGCCGAGCCGGCCATAGCCCGCATGGGCCGCGGCACCCAGACCCTCATCCGCTACGCCATGCTTCTCCTCGCCGGCGGCGCCCTCGCCATCATCCTAACTATCCTCTCCGGCGCCAGCGTCGACCTCCCAACCCTGCTCCTGCTCGCCGGCATCGCCCTGCTCCTCATCTGCGAACGCCGCCTGCGCTACCTCATCACCCGCCCGGGAGACCGCCATGCATAACGGAGACACCGGCGCCGCCGTCGCCACCCTGCAACGCCAGCTCAACGACGCCGGCTTCAAACTCACCGTCGACGGCTGGTTCGGACTATCCACCGAACAAGCCCTAATCGCCTTCCAGCGCCGCGCCAACCTCGTCGCCGACGGCATCGCCGGCCCCAAGACCATC